CGCCCGGAATCGTACACCATAGCGCCGGTCACGGTCACCACGGTATCGCCGGAGGCCACCGTACCCGCCGCGCTCGCCACGGTCAGCGCGCCCAGAGATGCCGACGCGCTCATGTTGGCGAAGAAGCCCGCGCCGCGCTGCATCAGGGAGAACGCGCCGTAGTAGTAGCGCTCGTAATACAGGTACTTGCCCTTGCTCTGGGCGGTCGGGGCGCTCATCATGCTGGTCTCGTACTTGATGGGCGCGGCCACGGCCAGCGGGTCCACCAACAGCACGTTGATCTGCTTTGCGTTCGCCACGTCCACGGCCCAGCCCTGGGTGAAGGTGTACGCGCTCTTCATCATGTCGGCGGGAACCTCGATGATATTCACGCCGTCCAGGCGCGCCACGTTGCGGTCCATGCCCCGGATGCCCTCATCGGTGGACACGAACCGGGTCACGCCCGCTGCCTCCTTCAGCAGCTTATAGGCGTCCGGCGTTATGTAGGCCACCAGCCTGTCGCGGTTCACGCGCCGGTTGGTCATTTCGGCCAGGTAGGCGTCCCATGTCTCCAGGATGTTCGCCGTGGTCAGGGTGGTCGCGTCAACGCCGCCATACTGCGCGGCAAAGCCCGCCAACTTCGCGGCCAGATAAGCGTCCATCTCCGGGACCTTCTGGAATTCGTTGAACATCCGGGTGATGTTCGCGATGGTCGCGATGTCGCCGGTCTCCATGATGTCCATGGGATCAACGAGGGTGTCCCACTCGCGGTCCATGTCCAGCGTCACGGCCTGCAGGTCGTTGTTCCACCCCCGCGTAAATACGCCGTCGATGCGGTCACGATCCACCGCGCGCGCGCCGGAAGTGCTCAGGTTGGGAATGTACATGGTCTTCCCCATGCCGGGCCGGTACAGCGCCGAATTGGGGGACGCCCAAATCGCGCCGAAGTAGCTCAGATAGGGGTACGCGGACGCCAGCGCCCGACTGTACTCAGCCGCGTAATTGACGTCAGTCTGCACAAATGCCATAAATCATCATCCTTTCATTAAGTTTTCTTTTGGGGCACAAATCCCCACGCCTGCGAAAACGCAGCGACTGCCCCCTGGTCGCCCTTCGGCATACTGCCCTCCACGGGCGCGCCGAACGTGGGCTTGCTCTGCTGCTGGCGCTGCTCCGGCTCGAAGTACTCCTCGTAGCCCTTGCGAATGTCCGCCAGCTGTTCGGCGACGGGTTTCGCCCCGTCCTTGCGGTCCACCATGCCATAGACCGTCTCAAAGAACTTACCCTTGACGCCCTTGTAGTCCTCGGACGCGCGGGCCGCCTGCATGGCCTTGTAGGCGTCGAACTCGCCCTGCAAAGCCTTGTAAGCGTCGCTCTCTTTGGGATCGGGGACCTTGACGCCCTTTTCCCATTCGGCCTTGGCGTTGTCAAGCGCCGTCTGCTGGGCCTGCTGGGCCGCCGTCTTGGCAATGTAGCCATCGTCCAGCGCCCGACCGTACAGGCCGAAAACCTGCTCGGTCCGCTGCTCCGGCGTCAAGCCCTCGTTCCCCATGATCTCATTCAGTGCCTTCCGGGTGAAAATGTTTCCCATACGTCCTCCTTTTTTCGGCCTGATAGAGCGATAGGCCGATGCGTGTTTATCGTCCCGCCGGACGTGATGAAATGTCCTGCCGTGGTCCGCTGGCTCTCGCCGCGCGTGGCAGGCTCTTACTGGTATGAAAAAAGCACCCGAAGGCGCTTTAATCAGTTTTGGTCTTCTTCGCCGGTTTCCTGACCGGCTTCTTCCCCGGTTCCGGCTCCGTAGGTTTGTCCATCCTCGCCCCGCAATCCATGCAGTACAGCACGCAATTCACGGATTTAAGCCGCTTGTGCTCACATGCCACCGATTATCCCTCCCTGCTCAAAATAGTCTCTCAGCGCGTCCCGAACCGCTGTCGGACCGTCGCCCGTGGGTTCCGGCCACTTCGCGTTCACTGGCGCGTATTCGCGCTCTCTGCGCCGTCTGCGGCCCGTCTCAGCCTCGAAGCTATCCAGCCTTGCGTCTGCGTCTCTCAGCCGCGCACGGGCTTTTTTTAAGCCCTCGGCGTCGCCCTGCGCCTTCGCAACGGCCACATCCAGCCGCGCCGCCCGGAACTCCCGTTCAAGCCCGCGCTGCTTTTGACTCAGCGCATACACCCGCGCGTTCTCCTCCTCGCCCTGCCGAAGCTCCGGAACCATCGTCGCGCCGGGGACAAACAACTCCGGGTGATGTCCACAATTTATTCCAAAAAGTCCCGCTGGTTCGCCGTAGCTGGTCTCATTCTGCGCCCACACCTGCACGGGATTCCCCGCGCCGTCTGTCACCCAGCGCCGGTTATTCTGCCGGGAGATCACCTTGCACTGCCAGGGGTAGCACAAGGGCCGAGCGCCTGGATGCTGGCTCACCAGATACAGGTCGTTCGCGTAGTCCTCATTGCGGTCGAAAAACGCCTGTCGGCTCACGTTGTGGAACGTGGTCCGCATGTCCATAGCGACATAGGTTTCAGGCCGCCAGCGATGCCCGCCGTGGTCCACAAAGCCCGTGATGCCGTTGGCAACCATCTTTCGGGTCGCCTCACGCAGGGCCACATTGAAACTCTCGATGCCGCTGACCACCTGCCCCGTCGCCGCGTCCACGATGGTCTGCGCCCGCTGCATCCGGTTTACGATGTCGCTCACCGTCTCCCGGTAGGCGTTTTGTGTACTCTCCAGCATCACCGTGTTCACCAGGTTCAGCCGGTCCGCGCTCTGCTCGTAGTAGAACCGAAACGCCGCCGACGTCCTCGGGCTCACCTCCGGCGGCACCCCGCCACCCAGCAGCCCGGCCTCCGCCGCCTTGCGCAGCTGGGGCTCCACGTCCTCCAGTGCGTCCACGATGGCCGCCTCCAGACAGTCCCGCAGGGCCGCGTCCGCCCCGTCCAGCATCGCCTCGATGATCGAAACGCTCTCCGCGTTCACCTGCCCGAATTCGGCCAGCTTCTGCGCCTGGTAGTCAAACGCCCCGCCCGGCTCCTCGCCCTCGCGCAGGTATTTGAAATGCCGCGCCAGGTTGATCAGCAGCCGGTCGGTGCACGCCGCATAAACCTCGGCCATGGCGAAGCCCAGCTCATTCAAAAAATCAGGATTTATCATGATTAATCAAGATAATTCAGCGCGCGGAGGCAACGGCAAAGGCTGCCAATACTTCACTTCTTCTATCTCGCAAGTATCGCATTTCCAATAGGGCACCTCCGCCGGTCTCGCTATTCCGTACCATTCACCAATCCCGACCCGCGTGCCATCAGACACCAGCACGGATTGATATTTGGGCGGCATTAACTCGCTCGTCTTGGTCCACATGCCCCATCACTCCGCCGTATTGAACATATCCCGCACGTCCACCCGCGCGGTCTGCTCCGCCTTCACCCGGTCCAGCTCCGCCATGGCTTCCTTCTCGGTCATCCCGATGCCGTACTTGCGGTCAGTCAAGATCGTGAACTTGCTGAGAATCCCCGCCCCGGCCAGCATCACGCCCTCGTTCAGATTCGTCTGCCGGTCCTGCGTCACGCCGTCGTCGAACGTGACCTTCACCTCGTACCCGCCGGCGGCCAGGCTCTCCACGCTCTGCCCGTTCCACTGCATCCCGTACAGGATCGCCACGTCGATGATGTTCCGCACCAGATGCTCAAGCGCGGGAACCAACTGGTTCTGCACGGTTTTGATGGTCTTGTAGGTCTTACTGTTCTCGCTGACTACCTCAGTCGCGGTCTTAATTCCGCCCTGGTGCTCATCGAACGAGAACGTGTTCGCGCTGAACCCGATCTGCAGGCACAGAATCGACAGCAGCGCGTTCAGCGCAGCCACGTGCTCCTCGACCCGCAGCTCCACGGAGATGTCATGCACCCCCGCCGTGCCGTCGTCGTCGGCCACGCCCACATAGGTCTCGTCGTTCGGGTCGAAGTACCGCACCTGCCGCCCGGTCTGAGGGTCGACCACCGCACGCAGGAACCGCGCCGGGACGATGATCTTCTTCTTACCCAGCCGGAACTCAGTCACGAAGGAATCATAGCAGATGTCAATGGCATGCAGCGTCTCCAGCGCGTTCGCGTAAATGCTGACGCCCAGCGGCGAATTATCGTCGATGTTGTTCGCAATCGGCGTGCGGAAGTAGGAGAAAAGGCTTTCTTCCACCGGCACGACGGTCTCAGGCTCCAGCCCCGGAAACATCTCTTGCAGCTCAGCCAAAGGGCACCTAATGCCGAGAATATCCTGATTCTGCCCCGCCAGTGCCCCGCGCTGCATCTCGGACTTGTACAGCTCATTGGTAATGACGTAGGTCTCGCCGTTCCAACGATGCCACTCCAGCCGGGTATAGTACCATCCCTTGCGCGCCCGCCGACTGATGAACACGCCCTCGGTCACCCGCGCATTGTCCCACGCCAGCGGGACAAACTGGTCGGCCATGCAGTAGCCCAGCCGGATCACCCGCGCCGGTTCCGCGCCGTCCCCGCCGTCGCGCCCGCGTCTCTCCGGCTCCGCCCAAACCTTGATCGCAGATCCGCCCAGGGCAAGCCCCTGTTCGATCAGCTCTTGCATCTTCTCGCCGAATGCGTTGCGGCGCAGCACGTCTTCAACAAACGCCGCCAACGGGTCAGGGTTGGTAACGATCCCGTCCTCGTTCATCTGCTCCACCCAGCCGTTGGTGCTGACGGAGAACTGCGCCTCCTCGCCCCAAACCAGCGAG